AAGCACTGGAAACTCCACAGGCCCACACTTGCACCTAGAATTGCGCGACAAGATCCGATGGACTGGCGGCAAGGCAATAGATCCCAAAGACTTACTGAAAGGCTAGATCATGAGCATATTGAAGTGGGTTGCCAATAGCCCAATAGCATCGTTTTGCAAGGTGTTCGGGGCAGGTGTGTTGGGTTGGGTACTAATCAACGCCGACACGCTAAACATTCACCCGGCGCTTACCATAGGCCTTGTATCGGCATTGCCGATTATCATCAACGCGCTAAACCCTGAATACAAGAATTATGGCTACAAGGATGAATCGGCATGAGCCAATACATTAGCCGCAAATCTGATGCCACATCCAAGCGCCCGACTCAAGAGCTGCAAGGCAATGTCTGGACTACCCTTGAGGTCGAGGGCCTTTATACCGTAGTGCCTACCGAGAGCAGCGATGCCGGGGCATTCTTTGCGACTTACCTAAACATAAAGACACCACGCATCGGCGGCGCATCAGAGCTCACGATCAAATGGGTACGCGATGCTAGGGGAATCAACGATGCCACAGGTTACGAAACGATAACGCTAGTCAAAGGTGGCACTACCTATGTGAAAGACCTTTGGATGTTCCAGGCCAAAAAGGGCCAGCCGATCTCACTGATGATGAAGCCCAATGGAAAGGCCACAGTCACTACACGCGAAATCAAACTGGCAATCGAATGAATCAACTAATTACCCTAGGCCAGATGGCTGGCGCTATGATCGCCATCCTGACCCTTGGGGGCATGTTAGTTAAGTGGGGCATCGTGAAGCCGATCAAGGCTTACATTGATCAGGCAACCTACCCAATACATCCCAGCGCCAACGGCGGAAAATCCTTGCCAGACTTGATAAACACTATGGATGAGGTCAAAGGCATGTTATTGCTACACATCAAAGATCACGACACGCCCAAGAATGACTAGACACCTTGTCCGCCTTTGTCCTAGTATGACCAATAAGGAGATCACATGGAAAAGTATCTAACCGCCAAGCAAGTAGCCGAGAAGCTACAAGTGAGCGAGCGCACCATCCGCCGATGGGGGCAGACTGGCGCACTAACTCCAAAACGCATTGGCGGCGTTAAGCGATACAAGGCCAGCGATCTAGAAAAGTAGAAAAGGAAAACAGGGCATGGGACTTTTAACATTTATAGGCTTTGGCTTATTCTTCATCATCGGCTTTCTTGTCGGTATCGCAGTAGAGAATAATCACCAAGAGGAAGTTGCCAGACAAAAAGAGCTGGACTTTCGCAGATGGGCACAAGGCAGACAGACCATCGAGGATGAGATGGCAAAAGCAGGATGGCGGCGCATCTGATGGCCTTTGACCTTGAAGCGTACACAACCGTACAAGAGCGCATCCAAGAGTTTTATAAGAAATACCCAGAGGGCTCATTGCAGTTTGAGTTTAAGGGCATACTAGATGGCTCACCTCAGATGATGTGGGGCATTGCTTTTGCATACCGCACACCTAATGACGAGCGCCCGGGCATTGGCACAGCTGCCGAACTAATCGAGGGTAAGACTCCATACACCAGGGGCAGTGAACTTCAGAATCTTGAGACAAGCGCATGGGGTAGATGTTTAGCCGCCTTGGGCCTTGGCTTGAGTAAAGGCATTGCATCTAAGCAAGAAGTCCAAGGGGCAAAAGACAGACAAGCGCCTGGACCAAAGAAGCCACTTGAGGTTGATCCTTGGGCATTAGTCGATGAGCCTGATCTGAATGTGCCTGAGTGTGTGCATGGGCCAATGCGCCGTAAGTCTGGCATGAGCGAAAAGACTGGAAAGCCATTCTCAGGTTATGTCTGTGGCATTGGTGGAACTGACGAAAGTTGCAAGGCTAGATGGGATCGGTCATGAGCAAACTACACAGCGAGTATTGCCATTGTGAATGCCCAGCAGGTAACAGTTATAGCAAACTTGAGGAGACTCTAAACCGAGTACGCATGGTGCACATTCAGCAAACACGCGATGGGGTGACATTTTGCTCGGCCTGTGTAGATCATGATAGCGATGGGGCAGACTGGCAGCTGTGGCCTTGCGAAACTATGCAAGCGCTACAAGGTGGATGCAACTGCCCACCTGAATTGCTATACAAGGGCGATCACTGGGCAGATTGTGAGTCAGTGTGATGTGTGAGCATGGGGCAACAGCGCCTAAGTATTGCGCGTTATGCAGGGTCGCTGGCATTACAGCCAAAGATGAGGGCATCACTATCGCCCGGGACTCACAACTGAATTGGCACAATGAGGGCGTGTTGTGTATTCAGAGAATGGCTCGCACTGGCAAACCTTTTACAGCTGAGGATGTAGTCGCAGAGATCGGTGCACCTACTGGGTCAGGCAAGGTCATTGGGGCAGCGTTTAACACTGTGGCCCGATCTGGCATGATCTATCGCTGTGGTGAAAGACCAGCAGATCGCAAGTCAAGCCATCGCCGAATGCTGGCTGTGTGGCGTGGGGGTCAGCCGATAGTCCAGAAAAGTTTGTTTGATGAGTGATCAAGAGATTATGCGCTGCACCTGTGGCGCGTGGTATTACATAGGCAGACCATGTGGATTCTGCGAGAAGTGGAGTAATCGTGGATAACGACAACTATCTAGACATGTTCAAGGATGTTCTAACGGCATTACAAGAACTTGCGGCAGCTGTGGGACAGATCGAAGCCAGGTTACGCATTGTTGAGGACAAGTGTTACACCATAAGCGAGTGGGAAAAGATTATGATTGATCGAGGATTTAGCAATGAGCGATGAGATGTGGGCAAGCATTGAGCGCAAGATCAAAGGGCATCACCTAGCCGCACAGAATCTCCCGGCATCATGTCCAGAGTGTGCCAAGATACTAACTCCAGTGGACTTTGGTATCGACCCTGACACAAACATGAGACTATGGGCGACTCATTGCTGTGGTAAGTGGTCAGAGTATGACGAGAAGCTAGGGCCAGCAGATCTCATATAGAAAAGACCGACACGCCGATGCCAAGAATAATCAGCGTGTCGGTCCTTGATGCCGTAGCATCTCAAGTCCTATTGAACTCACTGCACAGTATAATGCAGGGCGTACTAATTAACACGCTAAACCGCCGTTCGAGGGCGCACTATTGGCATGGAAATAAACCATGCAAAACCCAGCAAACACTAGCAGGGTGAGCCTTAGCAGCTGATGTCAAAACGAATCGCCTGGCATCAAACTACCTAAGCACTAAGGCACATGGCGCGATTGTCGAAAGACCCATGACCAGTACCGCTTCCACATACGGTGAGGATGGCAGATCCAATGCCATTCCCTGCCCACTAGCCAAGCCGGTGAGAATCATCTATAACTAACTAACATCAAATAGAATCACAACATGACTCGCTGGGTTCAAGTAAGACATGATGAACTCATTGAGTATGTAACAATGGTCGAACTATTGCGCAAGGATCATGACAGACTTGCAGCTGAGATACACAACGCAAGGGAATTGGCCAGCATCATTGAAGCAACATACAAACAAAGGCTAGACAAACTAACAGATCTGATCTTGGATCTACATCCATCTAACTCAAGGTATGAGCGAGGAATGATGGATGCTTACGCAGTAATGGCAGGACATGAGCAGAGCACATAGTCAAGGCACAACGACACAATGGCGTAATCTACGGGCTGCATGCTTTCGGGTGTGGGGTAAGTCATGCCTGATGTGTGGAGACCGGGCAACCGAGGTGGATCACATCATCGAGCTAGCCATCGGTGGGACTAACAGCATCGACAATGTGCAGCCATTGTGCAAGCCCTGTCATAAGGTCAAGACCTCACGATTCAACAGCACCCGTCAGAAGCCCACAGAGAGCCATCAGGGCGTTTTTTTGAGGTCGTTGCCACCCACAGACTCCCTTGCAGGAATCTCTCCCCGAATGATCCGATTTGACCCACCAACTACCGAAAGGCCCAAGTCATGACCCAATCGAAAACTGAAGCGCCAGAGGACAAACCGATGGGACTCTACCTATCCTTGAACTCGGCACTATCGGTGGCAAACTGGATAGCCCCTACCGATGTCGCTGCAATCACTTTGGCCCGGCGGCTTGCTTTGGCCTTAGATACGGCCTTTGATTTGGGCGATCTTAAAGAAGCGACACCATTAGCATCAAAGTATCTTGCGACATTGCAGCAGCTACATCTCACAGTAGAGACTAGGACAACAGGAAAACAGGGCGAGGAAAATGACGGGACAAACCATGTCGGAAACTATCTACGGTTACTCGAAGCCAAGGATCGAAAGCCCAAGCCTAAACCTGCCCAGCGCAGGGCCAGTGGTGGCGGCACTAGCTGACGAATTAGGTGTCCCACTTTTGGAGTGGCAAAAGTATGTGCTTGACGATGCCTTAAAAATCTTGCCCAATGGTCGCTGGGCTAGGTCGCAAGTGGGGGTGCTCTGTGCCAGGCAGAATGGGAAAACTCATCTGATGCGGATGCGGATTCTTGCTGGCCTTTACATCTTTGGGGAAAAGAACGCCATTGCAATGAGCCAGACCAGGCAACTGTCGTTGGACACATTTAAGCAAACAGTCGATATGGCCGAGAGTTTGGACTGGATGCGTAAGCGGATCAAGCGCGTGTCTCGCACTAACGGCCAAGAGGAGTTAGAGATCTATTGCCACCACTACCCAAAATCTTGTAATGGCAAGTGCGAGCGCATTCGCAAGTATTCAATCCGAGCCGCCACATCCGAGGGCCCACGCGGATCTACGGCAGACCTGCTCTATGTCGATGAGCTGCGAGAAATTGACCAAGCGACTTGGGCAGCCGTTACTCCAGTGACCCGAGCCAGACCCAATGCACAAGTGTTCTGGACTTCCAATGCTGGGGACTTGACTTCAACAGTGCTCAACGAACAGCGCCGCCGAGCGCTTACTTTTGCCAGTGATCGCATGGGGTATTACGAATACAGCGCCGAGCCCGGCTCATCGGTGGATGACATCGAAGCCTGGAAACATGCTAACCCGGCAATGGGTTACACGATCAGCGATCAAAACATTAGGGATGCCGCAACCTTTGACAGCCCCGATGCTTTCAAGACAGAAAGTCTTTCGATGTGGGTCGATGCAATCGATAGCCCTTGGCCGATGCAGGTATGGAATGACAGCGAGCGTGAAATCAAACTAGAGGATGGCTTGCCAACTTGGATGGCGTTAGACCTTAACTTCAATCGCGAACTTGCTTGCCTGATTACTGTGCAGGAAAGACCCGAGGGGTTGGGCGTGTTCTTGCATGAGTGGCGCAAAGAGGGCGGCATCAACGACTTGGAACTTGTCGGCGAGATTGCTGGCATCGCTCGCAGATTCCCACCAAGAGTATTGGCCTATGATCCCAACACTGCTGGCTACATCGCGCCCAGACTTGCTCAGGCTTACATCAGAGCTGAGCCCACTCCATGGTCGGGCGCGGCTTTTGCGATCATGTGCGATCAAACACTTAACGCTATGCAATCGGGGCAACTCATTCACCCAGGACAAGAGACACTTCATAGTCACCTAGTCAGCTGTGCTCGCCGCCCGGCATCGGATGGCGGCTGGCGTATTGCTCGCAGAGCCGCGCAAGTACCGATCTCAGCTGCCGTTGCTTTGGTGATGGCAGTGGGTCATGCAACATTGCCGGGCCAAGGTGTGACTATAATCAGTGCATAACCCTGCCTTGGGTTCTCATACAGACTGGGTGGCAATCAAAGAGGGATCAAGACCACTAGGACTTGCCACTCAGTCGTAGGACAACACGCTCTTAAAGCGGACAACGGCGGACAAAATTACACAAATGTAATTTAGTATGTTGTAATGCGAGAATGGGATTCATAGATTTTTTGCTGGGCACACCCACCGAGAAGCCACAGATCGAAGCTCGGGCAGGTATCGCCATCCCGTTCTACCAGGATGCTTACTTCACGCCTTTCAATACTTTCAGAGTTGATCGCTCAAGTGCAATGCAAGTGCCAGCAGTGGCCAGAGCGCGAAACATTATTGCTGGCACAATCTCGACTCTAGGCATGTATACCTACAACGAAGTAACAGGCCAAAGAGTCCAAGGCCGCACGATCCTAAAACAGCCAGACCCAGCAATCCCACTTGCAGTGACAATGGCTTGGACTGTCGAGGATCTACTCTTTCATGGTCGCTCATTCTGGCAAGTGCTGGAAGTTAGTCCCGAGGATGGCCGACCAACACAGGCCCGGCGCATCGACCCGACCCGAGTAACTTTCACAACTGACTTGAATACCCAAGAAATAGTGAATGGCTTTTACATCGAGGGCGGCTTGATGCCTATGAGTGGTGTGGGCTCACTGATTATGTTTAGCGGAATTGACGAGGGCATTCTCAATCGTGGTGGCCGCACAATCTCCACAGCCTTAAAGCTAGAGGAAGCCGTTCAGCGTATGGCCAGCGAGCCAAACCCAACAATGGTGATCAAGAATAGCGGCGTGGACTTACCGCCAGAGCAGGTGTCTAGTTTGCTGGCTCAGTGGAAGCAAGCCCGGGCAACCCGATCCACTGCCTACCTTTCAGGCCCGTTGGATGTAACTACCTTTGGCTACGATGCTGGACAGATGCAGCTGACCGAATCACGCTTGAACACAGCCGCCGAAATTGCTCGCATGTGTAACATCCCTGCCTGGTACATCAACGCCGAAAGCGCCAGCGCGACTTACTCCAATGTAAGCCAAGAGCGCCGAAGCCTAGTGGACTTCTCACTCAAGCCATTCATGAGTTGCATCGAGGAAAGACTGACCATGAA